ACTAATATTATCAGGGCCATCGCCCTTATCTACTGTAACTGAACTCTGTAAGTTTTGATCGCGGAACCACTCATTGTATACCAAATTATACCCACGACCGTGCAGGTTATTAAATGCAATACCATTAACACCTGTTGGCAAACCCATATAATCATACAGGCTATCGCCTGCGATACTAACCCCTGACCCCAGCGTTAGCTGTGGAACCAAATAGCTTGTGCTATCGCCCGGATCATCCTGAGCGCCATTAAACTTTTCCCAATTATCCCAAATCAACCTATTTGGAACAAAGAAAAAGAATGTTTCTACATATAAATTATCCATTACCGGATAAATTGGAGTAGCTAAACGACCGAATCCATGCGCTTTTAAATTAAACGAATCGCCTGGTACAACTTCATCAACAAAAATTGGTACTAAATACCCTGCATCAAATGTTGTTTTTAGTCCATGTGAACGATTAAACGTTGAACGCTGAATATCAGCTTGTGGCACTCGCGAAAACTCGTGCTTCATTACTGTTGGTAAATTACCCATACGACCGCCTAGCATTATCTTACTCTCCTACTAGATTTTCAATTTCTTGGAGTTTTTCAGGCATATGGCCTGTAATAACTCCTGTTACATCGTCAAACTCACCTAGCTTATGCAAACTAAAATCCGAAGGATGTTTTGCAAAAGCGTGATCTGGTGAATTGACTACCAAATCTTGAATTGCACGAATTGCTGTTCCGTCTTTGATTTCCAAAAACGGCGCTGAGAACAATTCTGCTTTTCTATCATATACTGCATAATATACTTTTTTCATTACTACCTCCTAGTTAGTTTAAGAAACGCTATACGTTTCTTATTAATCTTTCAAGCTTTTTTATTTTTACTTCTTCTTCCACCCAAAGTCTGTCCATTTCTTCCCCATAATTAATTATGGGTTCATCCGCGTTTGCAACGCGTGTTTCCTTTATTTTTGCGAAAAACCCTTCTTCACACAACTTATCGTAATACCTTGGCGGTCTTACTTTATAGCCATTTATAACGATATAATCATGTTTATGGCAATCATGGTATCCATATGTTTGATACCATTCATACCCAATGCCCGGCATGCGGGACATTGTGCAATATTCCGGCTTTATCTCTTTTATTATTTCGCCGGTTTCGAGATCAACTTCTCGATAATGGGACGCAGCCGCGTCCCCTGTTACTTTTTTCATTACATATCTAGCACAGTATGCAGCTGTATCGAAGCTAACCGCTCCGATCGTATGAAATCCATACGGCCATAACTCCGCTAATTCTTGACTTACAAATAACTTGAAATCGCCTTTATTTGACCACAATTTTTTGTCTTTAAAATCATGCCCGAATAATAACGCATGATAGTGTGGTCTTTTATTTTGATCTCCATATTCCCCACAATGAAAAAATCTTATTTTGTGGGGATACTTTTTCCGGAGGCGTTTCATAAACCTTTGGAACTCTGTATTATCTAAACTTTCCGGATTTTTACGTTTTGCAATGTGTTCATTGTCAAACGTCAAGGTTATAAAACAATTATCCTCGTGCATCTGAGCCTCATGAACGCACCTAATAGCCCATTGGCGACTGTAATCTAACCTACACCCAATACATTGGCCACAGGGTAAATTAAAGCCCCTCGCAAATGCGAAGGGCTTATCAAATACTACTTTTCCATCGCATTTATAGGCTACCAGAGGATGATAGCATGGCATCTATAGACGGATGCCGCCGCGCATAGGTTTTGTAAAGTTTTTACCCTTCACTCTCATAGCACCTTTTGTAAATTGTTTACGACTACGTTTAGCGCTCATTTTTTTTCTGTATTTCATCTTCTTTCCTTTCAAATAAATTTAACCATATTTCGCCGTTTTTATCTGCAATCGGCAACACATCTAACTTGATCCAAAAATTACGGTCGCTCTTTTGTGCTATCCCTATTTTGATCCACTGTGTTTTTTCATCCCATGTCTTAGCCTGAGTTAAATTATACTTAATTGTTTCCACCTTTGCCTCCTTTGGTGTCAGTAGGCACAGTTACATCAAGTGAGTAACTGTGCCTTTGGCCGCCTTCACTCCCCAGCTTCTTGGGGAGCGGGAGGCTCGGCGGCCTTTTTTTCAGCCTTTACCGGCTCTACGTATGGGACAATAGGAGCCTCCTTTAGTCCCAATTCTATCATTTTATCTTCGTTCTCTGGGTTTGTTGCAAACTCCAAGAACGTTCCAGCATTATTCTGAAACATTTCCCGCAATTCTGCGGGTAGATCTGCAAACATTCCGTTTGCTTCATTAACGAGGTCTAACGCCTCTCTGTATTCGTTGACTTCTGAATAGTCACCGTATTGAGCTACGCCCTTTTGTACATTTGCAATAAGACCAGTTTTGTCATATTGCTTTATAATATTACGCACATCCGCCTCGTGGGCGAAGTGCTGTTGTGTTAGGCTTTCGCCTTTTGGTTCAGTCATAACTCGCTGACGCTCGCCATAACCTGTTTTAAATACTATTTTACCCATTATCTGCTCCATGTATGTGGATCAAATATTGATCCAGGCCCGAGATTTTTCCACAAAAAACCAAATATATTTTCTGTTTCTTCAATTTTTGTTTTTTGATCTATAACAATATTACCTTTTACCCAACCAGCTTTCCTCAATGTCTTCATCATTAATTCCGCTGCCGCTCGATATGGTTGGCTCAAAGTATCCGCTTTACCCTGAAAGCCTGCTTCTAACGCATTTAACATTTTACTTCCAAAAATGTTTTTTACTGTATATTTAACTGAATACTCTGACACACCTTCTTTAACTAAATAGTCCAAATCTCTTTGTCTAATTTTAGTATCTACTTTCGTTCTTTCGGTTTGTGCTTGCGCTTGCTTGGCACTACTGTATTGGCCATATCCTTGCATTGCGGCAGCTCCAATATTGCCTGCTTGGTAAGCTGGTGTTGTTGCACCACCGAGCCTACCGGCTAATATTGGATTTATTCCAGCTGCTTTTAAATCAGCCATTTGCCTTTGATGCGCAGTATTACTCATTTTTGTAGCATAATTACGACTTTCTTTATTAGCTCTATATTGCCCGTAACCTGTTACCGCTGCTGCTACCAGTGGCCAAACCATTATTTACACTCCGTTACTACGATGCCAAGATTGTCTGCAGTACCACATATAACAGGCACCCAGTCATCAAAGCCATGAGACATAAGCCAAAGAACAAGCGAACCGATTGCCATAGGCAATGCGATACGCTTAATAACACTAATAACGATATTCCACTTAATACCCATAACATACCTTAGAAATGATCGATAAGGCCCGGAACGCTATACGTTGGCATTGGCCGTGTACATTTCAAATCGAAATACCAATCAAATAACAAATCTGGCTCTGTTGGTAATGCTACAACCCGATCAATTGGCGGGTTTTCCTCAATAAACGATGCATTGAGCAATGGCAACGCGCTAAAGTCTTGTGACAAATGCCATACGTCCAAACTACCTGAAGCGTTTGACCGCATTTTACCTGTAATTTGTGACGGTTTGTAACGCATTTCTGCATACCGCTCTTGATATCCAAAAACCGCTTGATCGTCGGCTGTACCTTGGCAATAAATTTCTTCATTTAAAACTGCCTGTTCTCCGAGATGTGCTAATGCTGGCCAATAAAAATCCCATCGATCCCTACGAGACCACATCCGATTCATACCTTGTTGGTATGTTAAATCTGCAAATACACACGCCATGCCAATAATAACGCCATGTTCAACAAACGATTTGCTAAATCCGTGACCTTGTAGTCCTACTGTTCCCATCGCTGACAAATTACCTTGTGGCGATGTTGCATCTGTAGATGATGTTTGTGGGATTGGCTGCATTGAAACCGGTGTTTTACCACCGCCTAAATATTCTGGACGTTGCAAACGTGCATCTGGTGAAGTTACACCAAAATGGCTTTGCAAAATCGACGTATAACGTGAGCCGCCCCGCGCGTCACGCTCATACAACCGTTGGATCTGAAATGCTTCCCGCAACTGGTTAATCGTCGCTGCTGTTGCTGTACTCAAATCCGCAACCAGCTGTCCAACACCGCCAGCTTGGCTCGAACTACCATACAAATAACCGCCGTCGTCTCTAAGACCTTTCAAGCTACCTGCACTGTCAACAACGTTTACTTGGTTATCTCCAACACCGTTATCAAACGGCATATTTAAACCCAGAACTGGTGCTTGTGTACCAAGTGGTAAATTAACTGCATCACCTTTCTGCGGCCATGGTAAACATGACGTAAAATAGTCATGCCGCTTACCACGCTTAAGCAGCGTGTAGTCACTAATATTATCAGGGCCATCGCCCTTATCTACTGTAACTGAACTCTGTAAGTTTTGATCGCGGAACCACTCATTGTATACCAAATTATACCCACGACCGTGTAGGTTATTAAATGCAATACCATTAACACCTGTTGGCAAACCCATATAATCATACAGGCTATCGCCTGCAATACTAACCCCTGACCCCAGCGTTAGCTGTGGAACCAAATAGCTTGTGCTATCGCCCGGATCATCCTGAGCGCCATTAAACCTTTCCCAATTATCCCAAATCAAACGATTTGGAACAAAGAAAAAGAATGTTTCTACATATAAATTATCCATTACCGGATAAATTGGAGTTGCTAGGCGGCCAAATCCATGCGCTTTTAAATTAAACGAATCGCCTGGCACAACTTCATCAACAAATATCGGTACGAGATACCCTGCATCGAATGTTGTTTTTAGTCCGTGTGATCTGTTAAATGTTGAACGCTGAATATCAGCTTGTGGCACTCGTGAAAACTCGTGCGTCATTACTGTTGGCAAATTACCCATACGACCGCCTAGCATTATCTTACTCTCCTACTAGATTTTCAATTTCTTGGAGTTTTTCAGGCATATGGCCTGTAATAACTCCTGTTACATCGTCAAACTCACCTAGCTTATGCAAACTAAAATCCGACGGATGTTTTGCA